GGTTATCGGGATACGATGCGGGACCATCTTGGTCAATTACAACTATAGGTAATGTTAATCCTAGTACTGTTTCGGCAACAGGAAATACAGGACCTGTTTATGTGTTCTTTACAGGTACAACAGGAGCAAGTTCAAACGTAACAATAACAAACATACCATCTCAATTAACGACATTTAATAATACATATTTACAATTTAATGGTAATACTTCAAGTATTTCTACAAATTTTAAAACGTTTATTGCGAATGAAATAAATAAATATACAACATCAGGACTTCAATCAGGTACAGGAACAACTGCTCAGTTTTGGGGAACTTTAAGTGCGGGTACACTTTCTTTAGTGACGGGGACATCTATTAACCCTGGAGGTATTACGGCAACTTCTGAAACATTTGGTGTAAGTAACGTTAATCTTTCTTTAGCGAATTTATCGGCATCAACTAACGACCCTTGGTACTACGCATTATTTAATTATAGTAAACCTGCAAGTGTTGGTTCATATTACGGTTATGGATTTGGTACTCGTTTAAATACTTTAACGAGTATTGGTGGTGGAGTATATTCTGGATCATGTGCGGTTTATTTAACAAACTATTCGGGTTCACCATACAGTGATTTTGATGATTTGGTAATAGCAACTCTTAGATCAAGAGGAGTCACTAACTATTCCTCAACACAACACGGACCATCTTATCAAGTTACAGGAACATCCGACGTTACTTTAATTACAACAGGAACTTACTCAGGAATTTCTTCTGACCCGTATAATACTTTTGCTGTTAGTGGCATCACTAAAGATGGTGACACATTTACATTTGAAACTTCAATGACAAGTTCAGACACTCAATATCTTTCTAAAGTTTTAGGTAGATCTAATTTCTCTAAAGATAGAACTGAAGTTCCTATTTTTGTCGAGGAGATTTATCCAAGTCTTTTACTAAGCGGATATAGAGCAGGAAAAGTTAGAGGATTATATTCTAATTTAGTTGCCCTTGATAGTGCGGAATCTTTAGACACTAATTCATTAGGTTTTTATTTGGAGCAATATCAAACACCTGAAACTCCTTACGTCGTTTCAGAATTAAGAGGTAACAAAGTCTATAAATTATTTAAATTTAAACTTATTTCTGACGGTAATGCGGCAAATAGATTAGTTAAAATTTCAATTGGTAATATCTCATTTAATACTAGAACGTTTGATGTATTCATTAGAGATTTCTATGATAATGACCAAAATGTTAGAGTTATTGAAAGTTTTACTAACTGTTCATTAGACCCTAATTTGAATAATTACGTTGCAAATAAAATAGGTACAGCAAACGGAGAATACAATCTTAACTCAAAATATGTTATGGTTGAAATGAACGATGAAGCACCTGAAGATGCACTTCCTTGTGGTTTTGATGGGTACGTTATACGTTCTTATGATACGGCAACCCCACCTTACTTGGTTTATAAAACTAAATATTTAACACCTGGAGAAACAATTTACAATCCTCCTTTTGGGTCAACAAGTGGGGCGGATAATCCTGTAATTTCTAACGGTGAAAATCCTCGTAAGGCTTACTTAGGTATTTCAAATATCACTGGAGTTGACTACGATTTCTTTGACTATAAAGGTAAAGTGTTACCAGCTAACCTTGAAACGGATACAACAGGTCTTGATTGGAATTATATTACTAAAGGGTTCCACATGGATAGTGGGGCAACTGTTGTAACAATTATGGGTTCAGGTGCGACCGCAGGTCAACCGGCATTTGAAGTTGGTGTTGGGTCATTTAATTCTGAACCAACAAGTACTGATAGTCCTTATTACAAATTAAACACTCGTAAATTTACTTTATATGCTTATGGAGGTTTTGATGGTTGGGATATCTATAGAGAATATAGAACTAATGGTGACACCTACGCACTTGGTCAAACAGGGTTTAAATTTGGAGCGGCACCATCATCTACATACCCAACAGCAACAGGATGGGGAGCATTTAAACAAATCTCAGGACCTAACCAAGAGGTTTGGGCAAATACTGACTATTACGCATACAAGTGGGGTCAAGGAACTTTTGCAAATCCTGAAGCAACAAACATTAATATTTTTGTAACACCAGGAATTGATTACGTAAATAACTCAAATCTTGTTGAAGATGCGATTGATATGGTTGAATCTGATAGAGCCGACTCAATCTATATTTGTACAACACCTGACTTTAATCTATTCTTACCAACATTTAGTGATGTCACAGAAGGGTTAATCTACCCACAAGAGGCAGTTGACAACCTAGAAGAAACGGGTATTGATTCAAATTATACCGCATCTTATTACCCTTGGGTATTAACAAGAGATAGTGTAAACAATACACAGATTTATCTTCCACCAACTGCTGAGGTTACTAAAAACTTAGCGTTAACCGATAACATCGCATTCCCTTGGTTTGCATCTGCAGGATACACAAGAGGTTTGGTTAATTCAGTTAAAGCTCGTAAGAAGTTAACACAAGAAGATAGAGACACACTTTACAAAGGTAGAATTAACCCAATTGCAACGTTCTCTGATGTAGGTACTGTAATTTGGGGTAACAAAACAATGCAAATTAGAGAATCTGCACTTGACAGAATTAACGTAAGAAGACTGTTGTTACAGGCTCGTAAATTAATTTCAGCGGTAGCGATTAGATTATTGTTTGAACAAAACGACGACAAAGTAAGACAAGATTTCTTAGATTCCGTTAATCCAATTTTGGATTCAATTAGAAGAGATAGAGGTTTGATTGACTTCCGAGTTACAGTTTCAAACACACCTGAAGATTTAGACTCAAACACATTGACAGGTAAAATCTTCTTGAAACCGACAAGAGCGTTGGAGTACATTGACATAGAGTTTGTTATTACACCAACAGGAGCATCTTTTGATGACGTATAATAAAAAATAAAGTGGGGGGTAGAAATACTCCCCATTATATATTTATAGTAAAAAGATTATGAAAATAGAAAAAAAATTAATCAAAGAGGCTTTAGGTGACACACAAAAAGAACCTAAAACATTCTCTCAAAAAAAACAAAATATAATCATAACTGAAAGTCAGTTGGAAAAACTTTTAAAATCACTTAAAAAATAATGAACGTAAAAAAACACGTATATAATTTTTTAAAACGTAAAAATATTAATGAGGGGTTTACCGATGATGGGGAACACGATATAAAATATTATGCGTTTGATTGGGACGATAATATTATGTTCATGCCAACAAAAATTATTGTACTATCTGAAAATGATGATGAGGTTGAAATGTCCACTGAAGATTTTGCGGAACATAGACATCAAATAGGTGTAGAACCATTTTCATTTAAAGGGACTACCGTTGTTGGTTATGCGCCTGACCCATTTAGATATTTTGGTGTTGAGGGGGATAAAAGATTTATAATTGATTGTATGGTTGCCCCATTAGGACCATCATGGAATGACTTTGTTGAGTGTTTAAATGGTGGGTCAATTTTTGCAATTATAACCGCTAGAGGACACACACCAAGTGTTTTAAGAGAAGGGGTTATGAACTTAATTATGGGAAACAAAAACGGAATTAATAGTAAGACCGTAATAGAAAACTTAAAAAGATACGAGGATATATTAAAAGAAGTCAAGGGGGAGCCCATAGATTTAGAAAGTGAATATGACGGTAAAGACCTTATTAATCGTTATTTAGATAGATGTATGTTTGCCCCAGTTTCTTATGGGGAAGGTAGTGCGTCAAGTCCTGAAGAGGGAAAAATAAACGCAATGAGAGAATTTATATCACATTGCAAGGTTGTTGCAAACGAAATTAGAAGAAATGGTAAATTTAAAAATGATGTTGCAAACGAAGAGATAATTCCATTTATTGGTTTTTCAGATGATGACCCAAGAAATATTGATAAAATGAATCAATTCCTAGAAAAAGAATATGAAGAAAAACCAGTAAGAACATATTTAACAAAAGGAGGATATAAAACTGAAGTATAATAATTAAGTAATGTTCTAGTAGAAGAATATTTGAATTAAAAACAAAAGTAAATAGAAAAAAATAAACTAAACAATATTTATATAAAAAATAAAACAACTAAAAAATTAAACAATGGCTGATTTGTTAATGAAAATGCCCTTTCAGTATGAACCTAAAAGAGCAAACCGATTTATATTAACGTTCCCAACTTCTTTGGGTATTAACTCTTGGTACGTTGAAAGTACTTCAAGACCTAGTATAAAAATTGAATCAAAAGATATTGCATTCTTAAATACTAAAACGTATGTTGCTAGTAGTTTTGAATGGGAAGAAATTAGTGTAAAATTTAGAGACCCTATTGGTCCGTCTGCGTCACAAGCATTGATGGAATGGGTTCGTCTACACGCAGAATCAGTGACAGGTCGTATGGGTTATGCTGCTGGTTATAAAAAAGACATTGACCTTGAACTTTTGGACCCGACAGGTGTGGCTGTTGAAAAATGGATTTTACAAGGATGTTTTATTACTTCGGCTAAATTTGGCGATGTAGGATATGACAAGACGGATATTATGACTGTTGACGTAAGTTTACGTCCTGATAGATGTATTCTTGTTTACTAATATAATAATTTTTTTCATATTTTTTTTAAACCCATCTATGTTAGGTGGGTTTTTTATTTACTAAAAAATAGTTATAAACTATATTTAAAATAAAAACTATGGACCAAGCTTCACAATACGGACAACAAAACTTTAATTTACCACACGATGTAGTAAAACTACCGTCTAAGGGAATCTTTTATAAACCAAAAAAAGAATCGGTTAAAGTGGGGTATTTAACTGCTCAGGACGAGAATATTTTAATGTCAAGTAATAATAATGAGAGTATTATCACGACATTACTTAGAAATAAAATTTATGAACCGGGATTTGACATTAACCAACTAATTAATGTTGATGTTCAAGCAATATTAATATTTTTAAGAAACACTTCTTTTGGTTCAGATTATAATATCTCAATTAAGGACCCAGCAACAGGTAAGTTTTTTGATACCACTTTATTAATTGAAGAGATAAATGTTGACAAACCAAAACATTCTCCTGACGAAGAAGGATTATTTACATTTTTATTACCAAAAAGTAATAAAACAGTTAAAGTTAAAATATTAAATTTATCTGAAGAAAGAGAACTTGAAAAAATTTCTGAATCCTACCCACAAGGTATGGTTGCTCCTACTGTCACAAAAAAACTTGAAAAACATATCATTGAATTAGACGGAGAAAGGGATAAAGGAAAAATTGCATCATTTATACCGCAAATGCCAATCATGGACTCAAAAGAATTAAAAAAGTTCATATTAGAATGTGAACCAAAGTTAGACTTATCAAGAACAATTATAGCCCCGTCAGGTGAAAAGGTAACAGTTAGTCTGTCCTTTGGGGCTGAATTTTTTCGCCCTTTCTTCTAACGGAAAACAAAACCTTTTAGATGAGATATATTATTTATCAAAATATGTAAATTTTTCATACTCTGATATTTTAATTATGCCTACATATGAAAGAAAATACTTCATTGATAAGTTAGTCTTAGACTTCCAAAAAAACTAAAATACCCCCTATTTATATATAAAAATAATATATGTTTTTATTTACTGCTGATCCTGATGTTAATGAGTTTGACCAAAAAGGTCAAAATTTAATTGATGTTATGACTAAATTGGCGGCGTCAGTTGATGCTGCCGTGGACCCAAGGAATGTTATAAAAAATATAACAGCCATGGACAATGAAGCCAAAAAACTTCAAAGAACCATATCAGGAGGATTAACTATAGGTGCCGAAGCATTTAGAGAAAAAATGTTTAGGGTATATAATGAGTCTGTAAAATTTGGTGCAAGTTTTCAATCGGTGTTAGATTATACAGGAGACCTTAGTGTTATAATGGAAAAAATGGTTTATCCTATTGAAAGTGCCGCGATTGATGCTTTGGCTTTAGGGCGTAATGTCGGAATGGCAGAAAAAGAAACAGGTAAAATGGTCGGTACATTTACCACATTTAGTATGTCACAAAGAACGTCCGTTCAACAAATGTCAAAAATCGCAAAAGTTGCAAGAGAAACAGGACTACAGGCAAGCGTATTATTAAAAACTATGGAAGGTAGTTTAAGTAAGTTAGTGCAGTTTAATTTTAAAGATGGTATTGATGGATTAACTAAAATGACCGCACAAGCACAACGTCTTGGAACAACAAGTGAAAAATTAAAAATTTTTACTGCTGCCGAAACTTTATTTGACCCTGAAAAGGCAATTGAAATGTCGGCAAATCTTAGTATGTTAGGTGGGTCGGTAGAAGGGCTTACTAATCCATTTATGGCTATGAATGATGCTGCAAATAATGTTGACCGTTTACAGGAAAACATAATAAATATGGGTAAGTCGGCATTTAGTTTTGATGAGGTTACAGGTAAAATAAAAACAAATTTTGTTGCTCAACAACAATTAAGGGCACAGGCCGAGGCCACTGGCGTTGCTTACGATGAATTGGCAAACGCAGCTCAAAGAGCGGTTAAAGAAGAGGCCGTTCAAAATAAGTTATTAAAAGAAGGTATTGATATTTCGCAATTTAGTGAAGAACAACAAAATATGATAAAGTCTTTGGCTGAAATTGGACCTGGAGGTAAAATTGATTTTAACATCCCTGGACTTGAATCCGAAGATTTGGTAAAAACAATATCAGATAATCCTAATGCGTTAAAGACGGCATTAGAAGAATACCAAAGGGCTGCAGATATGTCAGATAGACAAATTGCGGAAAAGGGATTGAATACCCAAGAACAACTACAACGAGATGTTAGAATAATTAGGGATACGTACATTAGAAGTATTAGTGCTGGAGAAAGGACTGATATTGTTAGTAAAGTTGATTCTGGGATTGATATTTTAACTGAAGCGAATAAAAAAGTCGCAAACGCAGGTATTGCAGTCGTACAGGCGGGGGTAAACGCTCTTGATAACCAAATTCAAACTGCTAAAAATAGTGCAAACAGAGCCTCTAATGATCCTAACGCCACTGCAGTAAAACAGGCTGAGGTATTGAGAGACAGTAAAAGAAAATTTGTATATGACCCAAATACTAAAACCTATAAAACCGAAACTGTACCAGATGCGGTAATACCTGAAAATAGTAGTGGATTAGTGAAATTTGGTAAAAATGAAATTTTTAATTTTATAAAAGAGGACCAAGCAATAATAGCTCCCGATGCGATAGAAAAAGTAAATTTTTTAAAGGACGTTTATGTGAAGTTTATGGATATGCAAAACTCAATACCAAACGAGGTAAAATTAGCATCACCAAAAGAGATACCAAACAAAACACAAAACCTATCAAATCCGTTTGACTTAATGAATAGAGGGGAAAAAACAGAAACAAATAGTACCCAAACTATTAATGTTAATATTACAGTTGATGGTAAAAATGTCTCTACTATGACTAATCTTGACCCAAATATACATAGAGATATTGAAAAGAAGATTAAAGACACTATACAAAATGTAAGTTTTTGGGACAAATCAAAATCAAGAGTCTCAACAAAACGATAATAAATCTATTTATTATAAAAGATTTATAAATGGAAAGCCCATTATCATTTGACTCAACAGAGAACTTCAGAAAGAAACTCTTATTAAGAAATTTAAAACCATATACGGTTGATGGAATTTTTAGTGCACCTAAGTTAGAAAACAAAACAGAAATCACTCTTGTTGATTATTCTGTATCTGATTCACCTAATATTGAAAAAGAACAAAAATTACAAGAAAAAAAATTAATAGGACAAAATAAATATACTCCTAATGATGGTTTTGGGAATACCATATCTATTAATTTAAATAAAAATAGTGAAACAAATTTTGGAAATTACACAATTAATAACACCAACAACTCAAAATTAGAACTTATTGGTAATAATAATGAAAAATTATTATACGTACAAAACATATATGGTCCTGTTGATTTTTCGTCTTCGTATGGTAAAACCATAGACGTAAATAAAAATTTAAACACAAAAACAAATTTTGGGTTATATGGATTCAGTAAAACTTTTGGTAGTTACTTAGAAACATTTGGAATCCAAAAAGAAATTGAACTAGTAGTCCAAAATCAATATGGTGCTGACCAAAACTCACCATTAAAAAGCGTTGACCCAAACATTAATAAACAAACAAAACCAAATAGTGGAACATATGGTTATGCTGACACATTACAAAGTAGTCTACAAAATAATGGATTCACATTAAAAAATACCCTACTCGGCAAAAACCAATACGGACCTCAGTACTTTCAAAGTACTCAGACAGTTAATCCTAATGTTAATTTACAATCAAAGGCGAATGAGGGTAACTATGGATACGATGATAGTATTGGTAGTGAATTAGAATTAAACGGTAATAATAAAGAAAAAGATTTAATTGTTTTAAACAAGTATTCACCCACCAACTCTCAAAATGGGTTTGGTAGTTCTATTTCATTTCCTTTATTAAGTAATGGTTCGGGGTTTGGTCTATATGAAGACCAATCAGACGCTAACGGAAGTGGTTTAGAGTTATTTGCAAGAAATAGAGAAGATGTAAATTATACAAGAAATAAATACGGACCACAAGGTTTGGGTACATCATACGGTTTAGAAGTTTTTATTAACAAATATTTACAATTAAGCGCTAACGTTGGAGAATATGACCCTGACTCAACATCAGGGGATGGTAGCGAACTTGAAATTCTTGGGGAAAAAAAGATTAAATTAAATTTAATTAAAAACGAGTATCAACCGTTAAATACACCAACAATAGTTAACCCAAACGCCGACGCACAACAAGACGCTAATAAGGGTGAATATAATTATACGGCATCAAGACCACCATTAACTACCGAACAGTCACAGTCATTTGTTTATCAAAAAAATAAATATAATAGTGGCGATGGAGCTTATGATGTATTAGATATTGTTGAGTTATTCCCTGGAACTAAAAACTCACCATATTGGAATAGTAGTCAGAGTTTTATATTCCAACCGTCATTTTATACCCCTATTAATATTTTATTAAACGATAACCCTTCAGGGTCTGATGGTAGTTTAAGTCAAGATTCTGACTTGGCAAAAATTGGGGCAAAACAATTACAAAAAGAATATAAGGCGAGAATTGCTTTAGAATTAATACAACAAACATTAGGTAGATCAACCCTTTCAAATAATAGTGCGACAAACATATCAGGTGAAATAAGTCAAAAACCTTCATTTGATCCATTTGATGCTTTAGGTGTTGTAACTAATAAACTACCAATACTACAAAAAGATTATAAAATAACATCACCTGGTAATTTAGTCAGTGATGCTCTTAGTTTTACTGCAAGACTAAGTGGTTTATATTCTCCATATTCTATAATACCAGGGGAAGTTTTTGATTATCCACAAAAAAACTTTTTAAGTCAACTAAGAACTAATCCTGTTGGTGCGGTTGGAAATATTGTCGGAGGACTCATTAATCAGATAACTTCAATGGCCATTGATTCATCATCTGAATTATTATTAAATAATACAGGAGCACCAACAAAGGCAATATTATACGACCAATTATTTTATAACCAATATAGACCAAAATATAGATTAGATTCTTTACAAAGTCCTAATTTAAGTGCACCAAAAGAAAATTTTTATGTTGGTAAAAATAAAAATTTCATACGTGATGCGGTTAGCCCAAGAAATGAAGTGGCTGACGGTAAATTTGGTAATATAAATTTTGGGCCTGTTTTTGACTATGGGGTTATTGGCCAAGAATATGAAGGTAATGAAGTACAAAAAAGATTATTTGGTCTTAAATCTTACCCTTATTATGATGCCAATGGAGGTGTACAGGGTGGGTTTACTTGGGCACCAAAAGCAAAATCGGTAAACAAACCAGGACAACCTGTTGGGCCAAATAATAAAGTTTACGACTCAACGGCGACTGTTGTTGACCCTACATTACAAAAACAAATTAATGATACTGATTCATCAGTATTAAAATTTACAGACGGGTCACTATTAGACATTACCCAAAAATTAGTTGAAGCCGCGTCTAAATCATCAAAACCGTTAAGCCATGTAGGTAACGCCATTAATCAAATTAGTAAAGTATTTAATGACGGGTATATTGAAATGACAAAGGGAT